GCAGGCGCATCGCGGAAGAATCCGATGACGTCCCGGTCGAACGACTCGCCAACCTTTGTCCACCACGTTGAGACGCCGGTTCCAATTGTGGTGCCGACGTCGGTGATGAATTGGTTGACGGTTGCGCCGATGTTCTCCATCGGGCCAAGGAAGTCGTTCTGGAAGGACGTCTTGACCTTGTCAAACCACTGCTGGATCGGCGCCTGGCCTTCAGACCACTTCTTGTTGGTCTGGTCAACCTGGTCGCCGATCTGCTTGAAGATTTCGCCGAAGTTGCCGGACGCAATAAGCTTGCCGGCCTCGACAATGTTGTACAGCGTCTTCTCGAACCCTTGGAGCTTGGACGGATCGCCGCCCGCAGCCTTCAGGTTCATCTCGTTGATGCCGTCGGCCACCAGGAACAGACCGGCCGCAATACCGCCGAACTTCAGCAGCTTGAGCGCGCCGCCGAGGAGCCGGAAGCCGCCGCCCAGGCGCGACAGGAGACCGCCGACAAACCCGATCGCCTTGAGCGCGAGCATCCCAACGCGGAAGATCGCAATGGCACCGGCCGCAATCTTCGCGGCGATCCCGAGCCCGATCATCACGGTGCCCATGAACACCATGGCGGTCACGATCGGTGCGAGTACCGGCGCCATCGCGGACAGGATCTCGCCGAGCACCTTGAAGAGCGGCGCGAGTACCTTGATGCCTGCGACGAGCCCGGCGTTTACCGCGTCGCCCATCGCCTTGATGAAGGGCAGGAACGCCTGAATGGCGGGCAGCACGTCGTTGAAGAAGACGGTTGCCAATTCCTGGGCGTGCCGCGCGCCGTCCGCCATCCACTCGCCGATGGCCTTCAGGATCTCCTGGCCCTTGGCGGACTTGAGGAACTCGTTGAATGCAGCAGTGGCCTTTGCGAGCCAGTCCAGGAAGCCCTGGCCGCCCGAGATCCCCAGCCCCTTGAAGATGGTGCCGAAAATCTTGCCGAAGTTGATTACAGAGGTGACGAGATCCTTGACGGCCTTGACGCCGCGCCGCATGAACGCTTCCAGCTCACCGGAAGCGCGCGCCTCTCGAATGAAGTCGCGGAACCGCTCGGCAGCCGAGCCTGCGCCACCGGTGATGTCAGCGAGTACCTTTGTGCCGACACGCCACACAAGGTAGAACGCCTCAACCAGCGGTGCGAATGCCTTGCTGAGATTGTCGACGGCCTTGGCAGAGTAGTCCAGGCCCTCGCCGAAGTCCTGCGATACCTCGGCATTGTTGAAGAAGTCTGCAACATCCTTGGCTGCCCGGTTGAAGCTGCCCGCAACCGCCACCATAGCGCGCTCGATAAGCGGGAGCAGTCGACCGCCAAGCTGCGTCAGGATTGGCGCCAGGCCCTCAAACAGCTTCTGCTGTACGGCTTTCTGGAGCGGCTTCCAGGCCTTCTCATAGAGATCCTTGAGCGCCCGCGCGGCCTCCTGCGCGGCAGGGGCCATGTCCTTGATGGCCTTGTTGAACGCTGCCGCGTCGCCCTTGCCAATGGCCTTGAGCGCGTCGCTGAATCCATGCAAGCCGACTTTCAGCGTACCGAGCGCGAGCCCGAAAACGCCGAGCGCAGCAGGCGCAAGCGCCAGAGCACCGCCGAGGTTCTTAATGTCCTCGGCGAGCTTCGCGATGAGAGGAAGCACAAAGTTCAGGCCCGCTGCGAGGCCGGTTGTCCCGACGTGGAACAGCTCGAAATACTTGGCGTACTTCTTGACGACCTCGATGCCCTTGAGGATGGACAGGAAGCCAGTGACTGCAGACGAGACGACCCGCAGCGGCGCCGCCAGGTTATTGACTACAGAACCGAACCCAGCGAGCCCGCGCGTGAGGAGCGATACGCCTGCGATGTTGCGGGTGGCACGCGCGAGTAGCCCGGTAGCCCCGTGGAACAGGGAGACAGCAGCTGAGACGCGAATGATGCGCTGGATGAGGGTGGGGAACCGCTCCGCGCCGTCCGGGAGTCCGCCGAACGCCTCCTTGAGATCCTTGAGGACTTTGATGCCCGGGATCACACTGGAGGTGGAGCGGGTTAGGAGCGCCGTGGATGCGGCGAGGACGGCCGTGGCTTTCGCGGCGGTCTCGAACTTCTGGGTGACGCCTTCTGCGCTGTCCTGAATAGACTGCGCTTGGGCCTTCCACTTCTGGGCCAATGCACCAAACTGGCCGAGAAGTTCTTTGGTGCGCGACTTGAGGCGGTCAAAGGACTTCTCGGCCTGCGCGACGCCTTTGTCATCATAGTCGACGACAATGCGGCCATGTGCTGTTCCGAGTTCGTAGTCAGCCACGGGGGAGCGCTCCTATCGAGCTAGGCTGTCTAACCTGCTGCTGGGTCTTTGTACTTGGCCCTTCCCTCCGTCCTGAGCCACCGATTCAGAACCAGCTGCGCCTTCCCCGCAGCTGCCGTATCGGTCTTGCAATTCTTTTGTGCTATCTGGATCTCTGCCTCGATCGTCTGCCCGACGCCGACAATTACACGATCGAAGTAAAACCGTACAGCGTTGTGTCTTATGCCGAGGAGATCACTCGGCCGCGCCCGGAGGCTCTTGGACAGGTTGAACAGATCCCACACCCGGCTCGGGCTGCTCACGAAACTGGGACAGGCCCTCCATGTCCATACCTTCCATGCACCAGCCGAAGATGTGCATCTGGTCGCCCAGCGGAATGGAGTCGGAGTAGACCGCGCCCTCTTCGCGGTCGTCCGGGTCGATTGTGACCCAGTTGCCATCGGGGTCCTGTCGCATGGAGGAGAGAACGCGCGGCTTGATGACGACGTACGGAAGGATGCGGGCGATGATGGAGATCATGCCGGTGAAGCCTGCGCTCTTGAAGAATGCCTTTTGCTCTTCCTTGTCCTTCGCGGCCTGCTGTTCTGCGGTGAGCTTCTTGGCGGGCCGGTCGGCTGGCTTCTTGCCTTTGCCCTTGGCCGGGGCAATGACGTTCTCCTCGGCGGACGGTGACAGCTGGTCGAACTCGTCCACCAGGTTGGCTGCGATGATGGTCTCGAAGTCGAGCCGCTTCGCCAGGATCTTCCCGCCCGACGGCAGGTGCAAATCCGTGTACGGGGACGTGCCCCATGCGGCGGGAACTTCGTACTCTGTCTGAGCTGGCATCCTTGTGCTCCTTCGCTCTGTTGACGGGTGTTACGGGAGGGTGAGCGCCGTTCCAGAGATGGACACGGCGGTCTCGTTCTGCACGATGTCGTACAGCACATCGCTGCTGTCGAGCGGCAGGGCTACGCCTGAGCCGGACGTCAGGAAGAACTCGCCATCGGAGAACTCGCCTTCCAGCGTGTCCGTCAGGCGGCAGCGGTACAGGATGGCGTGGAGGTCGCCACCCGAGTCGGAGATGACCTGGCCCTCGATGAGGAACCACGGCCGCGACGTCCGCCCGAGCTTGCGCAGGACGCGCTTCTTGTTCGGGGTGGTGCCGGAGTCGGTCACCGTGCCGCCCGTCATCACCTTCCATGCGTCGATCGAAATGCCGCCGGACTCCAGCTCGAACTCGACGGAGGCGCCCTTACCGCGTGTGGTGACCACACGGTCGTCGCCTCGCAGTTCCTCGAACTCCTCCGTCTCGGAGAAGGAGAGTGTGCGGCCGTAGGGGAGATCCGTCACGGTCGTACCGAGCACCGCGCCAGCGGTGTCCGTGTAGGCCGTCAGTCGGACGTCCCTAATGCCATACGGCAGTGGGGTGGGGAGCGTCATGCCTGGCTTTCCTTTCGGGGTTTGCTAACTGGGTCTTTAAACCGGCTCGTGTACTGTAACTCACCAGTAGCCAGATCAAACCGGTGAATTACAACGGTGCCAGGCGCGTGCCCGCAGTACGCCGAGCGGCACTTGACCTCAATGTAGCCCTCATCCAGGACGCCAAAGAGGATGCCGTTGTCGCACCGCAGATCACTCATGCCGTCGACTGCTCCCGGACAACCTCAAACTCGTCATCCCGGTTGAAGTAGTCGATTGCGCCGTCCACGAATCGGTCGCCAGGGAGAGTGAACTTGTTGGACTTGTCCCAGGTAGAGGTTCCCTGCCCCTCCACCTTGATGGCACGCCACTCGTGATCGAAAATGTGGCGGACATCAGCACTGCCCTTGTACTTGACTTCCCTGACTCCGTGCGACACGGTGCCTCCTTCCGACTCGCTAAGTCTATCGCGAGCCGACGCTGAATGCTGCGTTCCGGGTGATGGTTTTGTACCCTTCGTCATTCAACTCTCCACTTCGTCCGTTGTATGTCACTGTGGTAAGAACTCCATCCGCGCCTGAGACGTGAATGTTGTTCATCAGGACTTCCTCGACCCTGTCCAGGATCTCATTCAGTTTGCCGTAGTCGGTGCTGGACTCCCGCGCCTCGTGGGCCCAGACCGTCAACACCTCGCGCCGACCGTAGCCGCCACGCTGCAGCGTCTCCTCTTCCCAGCGCAGGATGATGAAGGGCTTCTTGCGCGGCACGACATCAACCGCCTGCGCCGGGAAGATGTTGTTCAGGTTGATCCCGTACACAGTCTGCAGGATGGGATCATAAGCCAGCAGCCCAAGGACGGCGGCGTGCGCTCTCACAATCGGTCCCACATTCCATCGATGCGATTCTGCAGCTCGCGGACCGCAACGCGGAGCGACGGCAGGATGATCTGGTATTTCCCGGAGTTGCAAACCTCCAGGAAGATGCCGTAATACACAGCGTGCGACAGGATCAACTCGAACCGACTGCGATCATTGTTGGTGATAGCGTGCAGACCGTTCCGCGCGGCCGTCGTCCGGTCGCTCCATGGCGCATTGGTCTTCATGTACGCCGTCGAGTGCGCGGCCTGCACATCGAACGCGAGCCCGAGTCCGGCGCGGGTCTCGTGGTCGAGTTGATGGACACGCTTCTGCAGCCGGTCATCGTCAAAGTCAATCCTGACGCGCACTTACATCCACTCCAAGGCGAGGTTCGGGTGAGATCACGGTGCCCGGCCTAGGGCCATCCACAACGGTCACAATGAACTCATCGTGCGCGTCGAGATAGGTGATCTGTCCCGGGGTCAGGATGTTCTGTGGCAGGGACCAACCGTTGAAGATGTCCCAGCGCGTCGCGACGCCAGGGGCACCAACGGCGGTCCAGGACGTCGAGTCAATCTCGCGGACGTCCGAATAGCCAATGAACCAAACGCTTCCCATCCTCAGCCTCCTTCCAGAACCTTGCCGTGCGCCTCGACGACGGCACGGCTCTCATAGTTGTTGGTTGGGATGAGAGCGCGAACTTCCCAGCGGTTCCCCAGTTCGTCCTCCCACCAATCCCCGACCGCGATAACGGCATCCCACTCGCCAAGCAGAACATAGTCAACCTGTCGTTCGGTGCCATCGTCGGTACGTTGCTCGATGGAACCGCCCGCTGGGCTCTGCATGATGAGGTGGAACGTCTGCGGTGCACGCGGCGTCCCGTCCGTCTGGATCACGCCACCGGTTGGAGCTCGCGCGGCGATGCGGGGGACGAGCGTGACGGTGACGGGATCGGCGTCGATGAACGCCTTGGTGTTGATCCGGTTGACGAGTAGCTCCATTGGGTCCTGCATCCCGCTAGACCTCCCGGGGGACCGAAGGACCCCAGCCTACCTGGGTGCAGCCGGCAGCTGGGCGCTGAGCCATGGCAATCGACCTCTGATCAGACGCGCTTGATGGGGAAGGAGGACAGACGGCCGTCGGCAGCCTCGCTGACCGGGTTCTCGATGAGATCGGCCCGCGCCTCCCAGTCCTCAGCGAGCTTTATCATGCGGGGGTAGACGCTGTCCAGCCCGCGCGAGCTCCCCGCCTCGCTCGTGTTGACGAGAAGGAGCGTGGCGGACGCGCGCTGCCGCCAGTAGGTCGCGACGACCCGCTGCCAGATGTCACCCGCGTCGAGCCGCGTGCTGATCTCGGTGTTGTCCCAGCCGTACTCCTCATAGGCCAACTCGATGTTGTCGACGACGCGCTTGATGTCTGTTGCGTCAGCCATTGCTTCTCCTAAACTGCACTCAGCATAGCTGCACGGGGAATCGCGTTCGCCGACCGCTGGTGCATGTGTCCGGCCGGGTGCAACCCGTCCGTGGTCGGCACCCCGACCTTGAGGCTGGCGCCGCTGACGGTCGTGCTGGCGTTAGTGGCCACCACCACTGAGGTCGCCGAGGTGACCTTGATGATGTTCGTCAGCAGATCGGCGCTTGCCGCTCCGGCCCCGGCGATGAGGACCCCCGCGCCAAGGTCGGCGGACGTGAACGCGGCAGTTGAGCTGGTCAGTGTTGCAGCGCCGGAAGTGATCGCAGCGTCGGCGACCGTGCGAATCGGGGCGACGTCCCACTTCCCGGAGTTCCGAGCAGACTCGACAGCGTCAGCCAGCTCGATCACCCCGGCGTAGTAGTGCGTGGCGCCGGACGCTGCGGTCACCAGTGCTCCGTTGGAGTCGTAGACCGCACACCGTGCCGCCCCGCTGGTACCGGTGGCGACCGCAGCGCCCCCGGACATCGGACAGCCATCGCGCACCCAGGCGTTGAAGGTCAACCGCACCGACTCATTCGCGTGGGTGGTCTGATTGCCTAGCGTGATGTAATTGTCGGTCGTTGTAACCGACGGCGTGACAGTAGTGCGCCATACCCTTGCACCGCGCCGCGACAGGCGCAACCCCAATGTGAGCGTATCGGCCTGCATCTGTGCAAGTGTCCTGCCGGCACGATAGTCATTTACGCCAAGCTGGTTGATAACGTCAGTGCAACCTTCGAGAGGCCGCCAGCGCTGCTTATACCCGCCCGAGGAAACCTCTAAAGTCAACTGGTTGCTGGGCAGGCACACACGCGCGAGCGAAGTTTGTGCGCCGGAAGCGGTAGCAAACCGCCAGGTGAATCCGAAGTCCGAATTAGCATCGCCGTTGCCGAACGCGATTGAGTCGCCGACTACACCCAACACGACCCGACGAGCGACGGCGGGCCGACCAAGAATCAACGCTGGTGAAAACACCGAACCGCCAAAGCTCCCCGACGAGGTAGCATCGGTGATATCCGCACCTGGAGCACCTGCGTTGTTGAACTCGCTCGTGTATACGCTGTCGGGCGTATACGCGCGGGCGTGTCCGATCGGGTACTTCGTAGCCGCGACCGCGACCGAGGAATAGGTGCGAGAGCGGATGACGTCGCCGACGCTGTAGTCGATCGCGATCTCGTCGCCGTAGACGATCCCACCGGGGCTGAGTACGATCTGTCGGTTCCCTCTGAAGAACACCGGGTACAGCGTCGAGCCGATCTGCACAGACGCGCGAATGGTGATGTCCTGCGGGCCCGGGGTGTCGACGCCGTTATTGCTGTAGATGTTGGAGAACGCAACAACGATGCCGTGACCGTCCGCAAGGGCGACATGTTCGATTGCCGCAGTACCCGACGTCGGGGTGCCGGAGCTGAGAGACGACCCGGCGATGTTGCAGCGGGAGAACATCGACACTAAATTATTCGTTCTCGCCATCGGGGCCATCTCGGCGATAAGCTCCACCATATCGCCGAGTGTGAGCGCAGAATCCGGCGCGGCCGTTACGACGGAGCCCGGACGCGGCGTGCCATCGGCCGCGGCATTCAGCGTGAACTCGTTGAGTCCGCCAAGGAGGGTCAGCTGACCCGCGCTGAATGCGGACTGGTTGATTGACCAACCGTTGGTCTTGTCCCAAGTCTTGGTTGCACCGGGCAGCGCAATGCGCGTCCACTCGGTTGAGTCGATAGTCCGGACGTCGGCCGGACCCACATACCAAACAACAGCCATTTCAAAACCTCCTGATATGGGAAAGGGCCGGGCTACCGCCCCTCACAGCGTAGCCCGGCCCTCGCCCTTTGGTTGGTCAGTCCTCGTCCGGCCCGGCCTCGGTGAGCCGCGCCTGCAGCTCAGCCTTGTTCCCGGACGTGTCGAGATCACGCGCGGCCAGCTCTTGCTTCAGCTCGGCCACGGTCAGCTCGTGGACTTCGTCCTCCCAGGAGACTTCCGGCTCTGCAGAAGCCCTCTTCTCGAACTCGCCCTCTCGAACCATCCGCTCGTTCAGGATGATGTCCGCGCGGCGGCCCCGGGTTTCAAGGTAGGCGATTTCGTCCTCGGTGAGAGGACGCAGACCTACAGGAACCTGTCGGCTCACGTCAGGACCCCCGTGTTGGAGTACTGCGGCGGCGAGGTGTAGGTGGTGCCGGTCGTGACCTGCATCACAACCGCGCCTCCGCGCTGGCGGACGCCCGTACCGAACGCACGCGCGTAGTAGCTGTCGATGAGCGGGTAGCGCTGCTGGTTGCCCGGCAGCAGACGCAGGCCACGGTACGCCGGGTTGGCGTGCTCGCGGAGACCCACGGGGTTCTGCAGGTCGCCCTGCCCACCCGAGCCGAGCATGACCATGTAGCCCGACGGGATGTAGCCCTCTTCGACGATCAGGATGCCACCGTAGGAACCGATGACCGGGAGACCGTTCCAGGTGGACTGCGGACGACCGGAGCCGAGCAGACCCTGCGCGTTGGGAACGATCATCGTGGGCTGACCCTCGGCCGGGATGAAGTCGAAGGTGGCGACGGCCTGACCCGCGACGATGCCGCGCGCCTCTCCCAGGGTGTTGCCCTCGTTGTCCGTCGTGGACGTGCCGTTGGCGACACCCGCGCGGAAGGTCCGGATGGTCCGGATCTCGTCACGGTTGCACAGGAGCACGAACTGCGTACCCTGCTCGATCCCGTAGCCGTGGTGCGCGATGTGCTCGTACATGTCCTCGATGTCGTCGGAGTCGACGAGCGCGGCGCCCGAGGTGATGTAGTGGCTGTGGGCCGAGGTGAACGTGATGTCCTTGTACTTCGGCGGCACGGCGCCGTCGGTTCCGTTGTACAGGGAGAACACCGTGTAGTTCTGCGCGTTGACGTCCGCGTCGCGGTTCGAGTTGACGAACAGCGCTTCCATGACCTTGCGGAAGATGAGACGCGAGTCCGCGCCCAGCGCCTGCTTGTGGAGGGCCTCCACCTGCCGGGCGTCCGCGTCGCGGAGGTACTTCCAGGTGTACCTGGTCGCCAGGTCGTAGTCCTTGAAGTCGTACGCCAGCTGGAAGTACGAAACGACGCCCTTGATGGCCTTCGGCTCACCGAACTCCGACGCCATCTCGAACGACGCTTCCGAGCCCTGGGGCACGGTCTCGATGAGCTGGGTGACGGGGAACGTCATCAGGCCCACGAGCGCGGCGCGCTGCGCGTTGTAGAGGTCCAGCACCTGCTGGAACTCGTCCCACAGCCCGTTGAGGTCGATGCCGTCGGCGGTCGCCTGGACGATGTCGCCCTGGGTCTGGTAGCCGCCGACGTCCGCGCCGGACATGCCGGGCAGGTAGCCCAGCTCGGCGAGCGCGACCATCTGCTTGCCGGTCATCGCCGTGTCACCGATCGGACCCATGAACACCTGGGGCGTCAGGACCGGGTGGTTGGCGAAGGTCTGCTCCAGCTGCCACTTCGCGAGGTCGCGGGACAGCGCCCTGTTCTTGTTCATATCAGACCGCCATGCTCACGACGAGACGGTCTGCTTCGACCGTGTGACCGATGTAGGTGCCGCCCGCCGCCGTAGCGGTGAAGGCGCCGGTGGTGTTGTCGACGTAGAACTTGGTCCCGGCGACGGCTGCGGCGTTGGCCACGTTGGGCTTCCCCTGCAGCGTGAGAGCCACGATCTCGCCACGCTTCATCACGTCCACGGGCTCACGGCCCGCCTTGATGACGCGGGTCAGGATGAGGACGCCGATGATGCCGGACGCACCGGCACCCTTGACGACCTGACCGCTGGCGTTGAGACCGACGCCGATGACCTTTTCCAGGTCGGACGAACTCCAGTCGGCCGCGAGGAACGCACGCGTCCCGCTGACCTTGGAGTCGTACTTATCATATCGAGCCACGAGGGGAGCCCTTCTGTTCGGTGGCTTAAATCTTGTACTTCGCCCGGAGGGCTTCGCGCTTCTTCTCGGGATCGGTGGGGGTGCCGCCCGACGGGTTGGTCCCGCTGGAACCAGCCTGCTTGCCGGGAGTCCCGCCCGCGTTCCCATTGCCGCCGCCTTGGCCTCCGCCGTCGGGGTTCTTCCCCTTCAACAGGAACGGCTTGGAGGCCGCCAGCTTCTTGAGCGCGTCGTTGATGCCAGTGACTTTCCCGGTCTCTTCGTCGATCTGGATGCCGTCCATGTCCACAAGGGCCAGAACAACTTCCGGGTCGTGCCAGATGTAACCGGGGTGCTTCAGGATCTCGCGCTCTAGCCGGGCTCGCGTCGCAGCTGCGGTCGCCTGCTCCAGCTTGGTCGCCATTTCCTGATTGTCCTGGCGCAACTTGTCGAGTTCTGACTTGCCTTGGTCTTCGTACTCGCGCAACTTGCGCTCGAACTCACCCTTGGTCTTGTCCGCCGCCAACAGGCGCCGGGTCAGAGTCTCGATCTGTGTTGCGAGTGCAGCGGGGTCGCCTGCGGCTGCCGGGTCCGGCGGAACTCCACCGTCACCTGCGCCACCTTCGCCCGTACCGCCTTCTCCAGTGCCGCCGTCTGCCGTCCCGCCTGCCGGGTCTCCGGTGGGCTCAGGGTCCGCACCCTGAATGGGGTAGATCGGCGTTCCATCGGCCATCCAACCAAGCGCCAGGATCTCCTGGCGCGCGGCGAGCTTCATGCTCTTCAATGGGGGAGCCTTTCCTTGATGTGTAACTCGGGGAACACATCAAAGGATACCGGACTCTGGTCAGGCGCCGTACGTGGCCGCCATGTACTTGCGGAAGTTACCCGCGCGGAAGCGCTTGAGGAAGTCCTCTTCTGAAACCACAACGGGGACAATGTAGCACAGGCATTGCGGGTGCGGCTTGGCTGGGACTTTGTTCTTCGGGAAGATCCCGCCATTCCGTCGGGCCAATTCGTCGCAGATATCGACCGACGGGTGTGAGCCCGAAAGGTTCCACTTGATGCTGGTCACCCATGGCTTGTCCTCATTGTGTACGACGATCACGGCATGGTAGGCGCTGACGATCTCAGTCCGTGCGAGCCGCTTAGCGGCGTACGCTGCGCCGCCCCGGACGTTTGGGTTGATGAAGGCGCGAACCTCCCGCGCGAGCTGGGCGGGTGTGGCGCCCCGGCTGATCGCGAGGTTCACGCGGTGCTCGACCCAGCCGCTTGTCAACTCGGCGGTCTTGTAGACCTGCGCGGAGAGCGGGAGTCGCGTCTTGTACACGCGCGCCAACGCTGCCTCGACGTTGAACCGGCCGCCCTCGATGAGGCTCTGCTTGAGAGCCGCGCGGGCACCCGGTGGGATTGCGAGGTACAGGAGGGTCTTGTCCCAGTCGAACGACATCTTGAGGGCTTCTGTCCGCGCTTCCTCCTGCCCGGCCCGCACGAGGTCGCCCATCGACATCCACAGCTGGGAGAGCGCAGCTGAGATGGAGGTCACGGCCTGCATGATGTGGGCGGAGCGGACGACGGCAGAGATGGTGCTGTGGTCCAGGTATGCCAGCTCCTCCTCGGCTGCCTTCATCGCGTCGCGGAGGAGTTCGTCAACCTGTACGTCGTAGCGCTTCTGCAGTTTCAAGTACCGGGTAAGCCATTCCCGGGAGTCCGGGCGTCCCGTCGAGCCGCGCCGGGCAGGGCTCGTCATCTTTCAACACCCACTCGTATACATCGGAAGTCGTCGCGATCCAGAACCGCAGATTGGGGTGCAGCCGCAGCATGAGCTTGTCGGGCGCGCTTAGGCCGATCTTCCCGGATGGGTGCGAGTGGTAGATGCCCAGGAGTTCGTGCCCCCGGTGGAACATCCACTCCAGTTGATCATCCGGCTGCATCGTGAACTCGTTGACCGGGTCGCGCGCCACATTCTTGATGTAGATGACTTCCCAGTCCTGCAACACAAACCCGCAGACCTCGCGCGGTAAGCCGACACGCGCGAGGTCTCGGATCACGAGGCCGCATTCAAAAGGCATCTCATCCATCAGCGCGTCCGACTCCTGCGCTTCCTACGCGGGCGGCTGCCAGCAATCGCTGTTCGTGTAGGACGCGCAATTCCGGGAGTGTGTAGATTGTTGCGCCCGTGGACGGCGCTACTGACTGACGGAGTCCGCGAACGATCAAGGCGCCGAACACGAGCACGCCGATTGCGCACAGTTGCTTGACCCGCAACTCGTGACGCCGGGGTGCTTGATACACGAAAGGTGGGGTTGGCAATGTACTGCTTTGGCCCTTGAACATTGAGCCCCCTGACGTTGACCGTGTTCCCCTTGAATACCTGTGCCAGCGCCGATCGGCCGCCAGCATCACCGAGTCGACCCGCGACAGCATTGACCGCGCGATCCGTCTGCTTCTTGAACAGATTGGTGGCACCGGCGTGCTCGACCCGCGCCAGT